GTTGTATAAACAGCATTTGCACCAGTTCCAGTAACAGGCATTCCATCATCTACTATTATATTATAACCTAAATATGTAGGTAATGTAATTGCTGATTTATCTGGACCAACGGTTGAAACATATTCAATTAAATTATCTTTTTGTAGTTTAGTGAAGACTGCTGAATGCATTAACATTGCTTGTAATTGGTCTGCTGCATCTCCCAATAATTGTTTTCCATCCAATACCATGCTACCATTTATTTTAGCAGCATCTCCTTGTTCACTAGATTTGTCTAAAATATGATTTGACATTGATGCAGATGCAAATACACCAGTTAACATTGCAACCAATGTTTTTTGCTCCCTTCTTGCCCAATAATCTGCTACTCTATTAGCAATAGCATCCATTGGGTCATCTCCAGCCAAGGCTCCAGCTAAATCGTTAGCACCCCATGCTCTACCTCTCATTAATAATACAGCAACATCTTTTGATGCTCCAATTTTTCCAGGTGTTAAAGCTCTATTATCATTAAGAACTTCATCCTCACCTGTTAAATCTTGCCAAAAAGGCATATTCATTGTTGCTCCACCTTGAGTAACTAATTGATTAATTTTTTCATTTTGTGTTGCAATTCCTGATGCTAATATCTTTGATTTTTCAGCTGTTTTTTCAATAGTATATGGTGTAAAAATCTCTGGTACTATAACATCAGCTATTTTTGTACTTGTAGTTATAACTGCCATTTTTAAATCCTCCTCTTATTATAATGGTAATTTTACTCCTGCTTCTCCAGCTAATCGTTTAGCTAGTTCAGGATTACTTCTAATCAATTGACCTTGTTTTGTCAAATTGAATGTTGAACCTGCTTTAAAAGGATTATCTTGAACATCAATACTAATAGTAGATGGTTGTTGAATTTCTGTGCTTACAGGCATATTTGGATTAGTAGCTACTTGTTGAACTGCAGGAGTTTCTTCCTTGACATTTATCATTGAAATAACTTCCTTAATAGCATCTTCTATACTATTATCATCAGTTTTTAATCCTTTTGCCATCTTAACAATCTTATCAACATCACTTTCGTTCTTACCTGTTAATTCGATTAATGCCTTGATAACATATTCCTTTTCTTCTAGGTCTTGTTCTAATTGTAGATTATCAGCTTGAAGGTCTTCCATTATTTTGTTTTTCTTCTCTTCGTCTGATAAACTATTTTGATAAGCTTCTTTAATTACATTAAGCTTATCCATCTCATCATCTTTTAGACCAAGTTCAGCTAAAATTTTTCTTTTCATTTCTCTTTCAGCTGTTCCTCTAGCTTTTGCTGCTACATTGTCTAAATCTTGTTGAGTAAATGTTTTGCCCTCTTCCTTTTTTACTTCTATTTGAGGTTTAGAAGAATTGCCCTCTGTTTGAGGTGTGTTTTCTGCCCCTTGTACTGGGTCTGCCTCAAGATTGCCTTGAGTTTCTGTATTCATAACCATAAATAGCCTCCTTATATATCTATACAATAATATTATATAATAAACTTTAAAAAATATTACATCTTTTATTTTATATACAATTCTTTCCATTGCTTATAAGTAATATTAGCAGGTACTTCATAATAAGCACCGTTTTCATCTTTTGCTAATCTAGTTCCAATTCCAAATTCTTCATCTATTTCATCTGGTTCAAAATATGGAATAGTAGTTGTTCTGCAATTTGGGTGAAATGGGGGATAATTTACTCCTACTTCTTTATCCTTTGCGTTAAAAATCTGTCCATCCATATCTTGACAAATTTCACTCGTTCTATTATCTAATGTTGCTAATATCTGATATTGTTCTATACCACAAGCTTTATATCCATCAGAAGTAGCTTCATTTAATAACAAATTATATTCTGTACGCATTAATCTTACAGTTGCATTATAATTTGTTTTTAATTTTTTGCTTACAATTTCAGCTAATTTTTTTGGATTATAACCTAATGTTAACCCTTGTGGAATTGATTGATTTAATATCAACATTAAATTATCTTTATTCTCCCATACTTTATTAATACCAACACTATAATTTGCTATATTATATGTTTTTGACACAGCTTTTTCAACTAACTTTGTATTTAATTGTGCAAAATCTATTTTAAAACCTAATTCTTTTTCTACATTAAAAATAGTCTTATAATATCCATCTTGATAGATACTTTCTAAATAATCAGTTAAATTTACTTCTGTTTCATTTGCTAATTTTGATAATTCAAATTCTATCTGCGCTTTTAATGCTTCTAATCTTGATACTCTAACTTTTAATTTTAATAATTTGATATCTGTTAGTTTATCATTGAATTGATTTTCTTTTGCATAATCTGTGTATTCTTTTAATTGTTTATGAAAAAGTTTTAATTCTTGTTTTGATAATCGTTTTTTAGCTTCTTCTAATGTTAGTTTACCTTCTTTCGCATATTCATTATAAAATATATATAACTCACTCGTTAATCTTTTTAAACTTTGTTCATAAATGGTTTTTAAATCAGTTGCTAAATCTAATCCTTTTTCTTCTCCTGCTAAAAATAAACTCTCATTTCTATTTTTCCAATATTGCATTTGCTTTTCTTTATCAGTCATAAAAATCACCTCATTTTCAGTAATGTAATATTATTAATTTAAAATAAAAACCGTTTAAATCGCATTTTAAAAGGTCGAATTTTTTGCCTTTTCTACAATTTAAACAGTTTTTTATCTATTCTTCTTCATCTTCTAAATTATTTTCATCTTCTACATCTTTTTCTTCATTATCTGTTTCGCCTAACTGTTTTTTCATTGTTAATAACTCATCTTGTTCACGTTCTTTATCTTCTGCTCTTCTTTCTTCTTCTTTCTCGTGACTTTCTACATAAGGATTTAATTCATCTCTTGTTTCTTGTGATAATTCATCTTTCATTTTCATAATATTATCTATAATATCACTTTCATCAACTACTAAATCTCTATCTAAATCAAAAGATATTTCTTTTTTCTGTAATTCTTCAAAACTTCCAAATCCACCTTTCCAACTTAACCACATATCGAAAAAGTATTTTAAATTTTCCATAAACACTTTAAACTCTTCTTCAAAACCATTACACCAAATATTTAATGGTTCAAAAAACATACGCATTGCTTTTGCTGATGGATTGCTTCCAAATTCTATGGTTGTTACATCAACGGTATTTGTATCATTTATCATATCTTTTTTGATTAAGTCTAACTCATCTCTTATAGCTTGTATATCTACATCTACTTTTTCAAAATGTGCATCGCCTGTACTATCTACCGATATAATTCTACTTTCTTGTACCATTTTTCTAGCTAATGTTAATTCACTTAATTCTGCTGATATATCTTTAACAACTAAAACAGCATCAATATCATCTAATATACTATCTATTCCCTTTGATTTAACTAAATCGTAATTATCAACATCACTTCTACATTCATTTAATGCAGGTAACTCATCATCGTTTCCTTTAAATGATATAAATGGAACCCTATTCCAACTAATACCTTTGCCATTTTTTGTTTGTAAATGAGTATAAATATAAGATGTTCTTTCTGATAATTCACTATTTTCTTCTACATTATCATCAACTAAATCTCCATTACCTTCACCCATTCCATAATCTATAAATTTTTGAAAAATTTTATTGTCCCAAAATTCTACCTTATGAATTTCTTGTGGTGTTTGATTGATATATTCTTTTGTTATATAATCTCTAACAACAGCGTCTAGTTTTGTATGTGCTATATCTGACCATGCTGGGTATATTGTTTCTGATGGAGTATCTATAATTTGTAAATTTCCTTGCTCATCTATCCATGGATATACCCAACCTATTCCTTTATTAATAGCATTTCTTCCTGTTCTACTTATAACTTTTCTAATATTTGTATTTAGAAACCTATCCCATTCTTCTTTATATTTATTATCATCACAACTAATAACAAATGGTTTATTTAATGCAAAATTTACTTTTTCTTTTATGGCTTTTCTGTATTTACTTGTCTTTGTTTTTGTATTTGTTAAGGTATTATTTACAACTAACTTTCCATTGTTATCTGTATAACTTCTTGTCTTTTTATCTATTTCAGTGTTTTGGACTAAAAAATAGTTTTCTGCGTCTTGCATATCTAATATTTTTTGACTTCCTCGCCATTCTTGTAAAATATTCTTCGTTATATCCTTATTCGTAGTTCCTTTTGCACCGTATTCAATATTGGCTTTAATTAAATCAGTTTGTGTTATTTCTGACATTTCTATGCTCCTCTCATTCCTTTATTTATATCAAGCTCTTCAGCAATTGATGTTATATTATCTTCAATATCATCATGTTCATTTTTACCTTGTCGTTGATATTCATTCATACTATTATAAGCTTCTCTATATCTTGTGTTCCAATCCATTGGAAAATATATATTATCTTGGATAAAGGTTGCCTCACTTAATATTCTAGCTTCTTTATTCAATGTTTGTGTATATGGTTTAAAAACAGTTCTTGTTCCTCCCATTTCTTTATAATGTCTTTCAACAGCTCTACTCCAACCTCTACCCCCATTATTACTTTCCGCTCTAAATATTAATGGGTTCCATTTAAGCAATCTTTTCGCTGCTTCTATTTCTGTGGTTTCCATATCATCTTGCGTATAATATATATCTAATATATATGCTTTATTGCTTTGAGTTACTCCATAGATGGTCATTGCTAGATAATCTTCACCTTTATCTGCGGTATCTGCTCTAGCTCTTACTTCTTTAAATCTAATACGTCCATCTGGATTATTTATACTTTGAATATCATCAATATTATAAGTTAAAAATCTTTTATACAACTTACCTTTGATATCAATCGGTTCTTGATTATAGTTAGCTGCAACTATATCTTCTCCAATTGTATTTATAACATTCTGGTATTGTTGATAATTTAATATATTATCATTTAGCATTTTAGTTCCATCATAAGCTTTTTTACTTATCAGTCTATATTTTCTTCCCTGTTCATCTAACATTTGCATCAATCTTCCAGCCATATCTCCTGTTGCCCATCTTGTCATAACTACTATTATTTTTCTTTTTCCTTCTAGTCTGGAATATAACGTATCTTGAAACCAATCTTCAAATATAGCCCTCAACAATTCTTTATGATATGCTTCGTATTTGTTCTTAATTGTATCATCTAATATTAGAAAATCACAACCAATACCTGTTGAACCTGCACTTGGTGAAGTAGCTAGATAATTATCCTCATCACTACCTGTTACTCCCCAATTATCTATACTTCCACTTCCATCTTTTATTGCTACTTTTGGAAACACTTGTCTAAATACTATCTTTCCTTTTTCCGGATTTTGTAATATTCTATTCCTTACTGCTTTACTACTTCTTCTTGATAATTGTGCGTTGTAACAACCTTCCATTATCTTATATCTTGGATTTCTACCTAATAACCAATCCACTGCATTATTTATTGTTCGTGTCTTACCATGTCTTGGTGGCATGTGTATTAATAATGCTTCATTATCATCATTTTCAAATTCTTGTATAGCATCACATATTTCTTTTAAATAAGGAGCAGTTTCTTCATTATAAAATTCTGCACTATCTACTATTTGACAATAACTAAATAAATCTTTTGATGCTAATACCATTTTTAATTTATTTATTTGATTTTCTGTTAGAGTTTTTACCATCTAATTCCTACCTTTTAAAATATTTATCAATAACATCTACAACTTGTTTAGCATAATTGGATTTACTTTTACCTGTTTTATAAAATTCAAAACTAACTGCCATAAATTCATCTAAATTTGTTGTAGCATAATGATTCATATTCATATCTTTTCCAGCTATATAAATTTTTGATTTTAACTCATTTGCTTTTTGTAATGTAATAGATTTTTCAACTATTTCTTTTTTATCTATACTTGTTAATTCTCTGCTATATTTTCTTTTTATACCATCTATTTCTTTCCAAAATTCTTTATTTTGACCTTGTATTTTATCATATTTATTTCCAGCTATTGTATGAGCAAATTCGTGGTCTATTGCAGAATAATCTTTTGAAATACCTTTAGATAATTTCATATTTTGTCCAGATATATCAACATGACCAGCTTCAATAGTTTTTCCTTGTAAAGCACCTTGACCTTCAACAGTTTTTAAATTTGTTTTGTATTCACTAACATACTTTTCTAATCGTTTACTTATCTCTTTCTGTTCTTCTGGTTTAAATTTTTCTAAATCTACTTTTTCAATTCCAAATTTTTGTAGTTTTTTTGTTGTTTGTTCGATTATTGAGTTATTATTACTTTTTGAAGATAATTCGGCAACTGTTTTTCCATGTTTACTAGCATAATACTTTTTAGCAGCTTCTGCTTTTGACTGTCCTTTTAATATAGGTATATGTGCTCCACCTTTTAAAGAAAACCAACCCACTATTTCAGCCATAAGTTATTCTCCTTTTTTACTAATATTTATCAATTCTCTTAATTCATCTACACTTAATTTTTCCATTTCATCTCTTTCTGTATCTTCTGTCGATACTTCTACTTTTGTTATATCATAACCAAACATTCTATTTAATATCTTGGCTCCTTCATAAATTCCTCTTGCATTTGTACTATTTGTTCTTCTTTGCTTATTTCTTAAAGCTATCTCTCCTGTTAATTCTTGCATTGTTTTTGCTATTGAATATATCTTTCTTGGGTCTGTTTCTTGTGCCATTTGTTGACTTAATTCCATTATTTGTGCATTTAATAACTGTATTTCATCTTCATATGCTCTATCTATTCTTTCCATATCTTTTTTATTCATATCCATTACATAATTTATAGTTTCTAATGCTTTTTGTCTTGTCCAAACTATCTTTGTTTTATCTTTGTATCCAAATTCTAATAATCTTTGTTTGATTTTTGGGTCATTCATTAATTGACTTGCATTACAATCTACTGCATTTCTTTGCCAATTTTTTGCTCTTGGATATGCTATTATATAAGCTTCGTATTGTGTTTTTCCTTTTAGTATTTCTTCTACAAATTTTTCTTGCTTTGGAGTTAATCTTTGATTTTCATAATTGTTTTTATTATACGCCATTTTTAACTCCTTTCACTTTAATTTTAAATCCATAACATTATTTATATATTCAGCTATTCTATCTAGGTTTGGTTTTACTTGTGAATATATATCTACTTTTTCTGCATTTTCTAAATTTTTATCATATAAATTGGTTACTGCTAATTCGAATTCACTTTTTGTCCAGTAATAATACAGCATCCAATTATTTATACAACTTTTTAAGTCTTCTAAATTATGTATTTCTTTTTTTTGCATTTGTTTTATTATACTTTTTGCCAATTCATCACTTAATATATTATAATTTACTATCCTTTTTTTATTCGTATCATATTTTAAAGCATACCATTCTAACTCTACTTTATGCTTCATTTATCTATCATCTCCATTTGCTTTTTTAAATCATATAATTTAGTTATCATTATATTTATATCTTCTAGCTTATCAAATTGAAGTTGTATAATATTTTCATAATTATCATTTTCACCACTTAATATCAGTATTCCCGGTTTTGGTTCTTCTGATATTACTCCTGTTACTATATTCGTATTATGTTTTTGTATTTTTATTAATAACCTATTTTCAATTTCTTTAATTATCATAAAATTAAACCCTCTCCAATCTTAATACATAAAATGGTATAGATAGTATCCAAGTAACTGCCAATAAACCACAAATTAAAACTACATATTTACTATTATAAGCAGTAAACTGTACTCCATCATCGTTTCTTGTTAATATTATACGCTGAACTAAAAATTTAAACCAAACTATGGCTAAAAGATAATATGTAATTATATTAAGCATTTTTTATTTCTCCTTGTATTTATTAATCCAATTTTCAAAAGATTTATAACATCTTTTACAAAAATTCCAATGTTTTGTTTCACTGTATTGATTATAATTTCCTGCACCGTACTCAAATTTATATAAACGAGTTGGTTTATAATCAATTATCTCTTTATGACAAATACAGCAAAAAATTTTTTTATTCATCTAACATATATCCTTAAACACAAAATTATAATTATCTTTATTATCAAGATATTTTTCTTTTAAATTGCTTTTCCAATTTTCGCAAGTACCGTGTAGGCTTTTCAATTTTATTACATAACGGATATTTAGCACAATCTGTACAATATCTATTCATAGTCATATCCCATTATTCGCCTCCAATCCCTTTTATCCTTTGCCAATTTTCTTTTTTGAGGTAAATCTCCAAAAATTGAAATGAAAAATATAAATAGAAAACTAATCCCAATCAATATGAACAACATATCTATTCCTTATTTTCCATTTCATTTATAAAATTATCAATTAATTTATCTAAAAACACATCATCTTTCATAAGTTACCTACCTTATAATAATTCATTCTATAATATTATTATATACAAAATAGAATTAATTATTACAATTAAAAACCGAGAAATTAATCCCGGTTTTTAATCTTGAAAATTCTTAATCAAGTTTCTTTACAATATTATTCTCATTAACCCAGAACTGTCTGTTAAATACTTGAACCATATAACTTTTATCTTGAACAAAACAAATTAAAGCTCTTGCATGAATATGATTTCTATCATCCACAACACTTTCGTGAATCCAATATTGAGAATTTGGAGTTCCTTGTAAATCATCAACCAATATATCATTTCCACCAATTGCTGATGCTTCCATTGCACCTGTCTTTGCAATTGGTACATCTATTTCTACCCATTGTCCTATCTCATATTTTGATTTTTCTTGTGGTTTATAGTTATCTGGATACTCGTAACAATACAAATTATAATTATCATATCGCTTAAAATTATTTATACTGACAATACATTCAATTCCATTAACCTTAACACATTTTCTTTTACCATTTTTAAATTTTCCTGCATATAAATAAGGGTCATAAACAACTAAATTATTCCCTCTTATATCAGCTAAAACTACATAATGACCACCTGTCGAGAATAAAGAATTATTTGGGTCATATAAATGAGCTATGCACATCCCACCACGCTTTAAACAATCAACTGCATCGTTTATATATATTGTTCTTTTTACTTTTAAGTTATACTTTTTAGCTAGCCATGGAAATGCAGAAGCCGAAGTTCCTTGTGCAGCTCTAAATCCATTTGCTATAAACATATCACCCATTTGATTTGGGTATATAGTTTGTCTAAAACTTGAAACAATCATTGCTCCAGATGTTGCTCCACAGCCGCCACTTTTTATTGTTGCATTTGGATGAGCAGAACTAGGATAAGGATGATTTGCCCATCTTTTATCTGCTTGATTAAAATAAATTTTACTCATTAGCAAGTACCTCACTTTCCAATTCGTTCTCATCGATATTGTCAGGAATTTCTATGCTAGATATTTGATATTTATCTTCCATAATAACACCTCCTAATATTATTATATATAAAAAGAATAATTATATTAATTTTTTATTTCTAGGTCTCAAAAATCCCTCTACACCAAAATAATCGCTACATCGTTTAACTAATTCTTTAACATCACCATTTTGTTCGTAAAAGCAAAACTTATTCCAATCGCCTTCTCCAGTACAAATAGCAATATGTCCATACTTTCCAAAAGTAGTATTCCATACAGCAACATCACCTTTTTCTGGTGTAAAAGGAAAATTGTAAGGTATATATTCAAAATTTTCATACAAATATGGTAATTCATAATATCTATCTGCATATTCATTAGCATTACCTATTATTTGAGGCTTAATACCTAGCACATAATAAAAATACATTTTAGCAGTATCAACACATTGAACACCGCTAATATAATCAAAATCAACTGCTTTATCTTTAAAAACAGATATAAATGTATCTAAATTCATTGCTATTTCCTCCTATATATAATGACTAAATTTATAATCTGAATTTATAATTTCATCAACGGATTCCAAAACGATATACTTAACTAAAAAATCTTCTTTAACTACTATAATTGCTTTTGTTTCAGCATTAGCAATTTTTGTATATGTTTTATCATATTTTTTTTCTAAATATTCAACTGAAGAATAAAAATCTTTTGTGATTATACCGATAATTCCACTTATTGGATTTAATTTATTTAATAAAATATAAAAAAGACTCAAATCTTCTTTAGTTAACTTTTTTTGCACAGACATATTTTTTATTAACTTTTTTTTCTTAAATTTAAACATTTTTACTTCCTCCAATTTCAAATAAATAATTTATATTAACATTTTTTATTTTTGAAAAACAAATTTTTCCATAACCACATTCTTTAGATTTTTCATCTTTAAGAGGTCTATGACATCTTCTACAATACTTAATACTTGAATTTACTTCTTCCCTTTGTTGAAAAGTTATCACCATTATCACCACCCATTTTTCTATAACAACCATAACTGCAAAAATATAAAGTTTTTTTACCTGATTTTTTGATTTTATATAACCAGTGAAAAGTAGGAATAAAATTTTTTCCGCATAAATCACATTTCTTCTCTGTTAAACTCTCATATTTAGTTTTCATATGCAACTCTCCTTCTTATAGTATATTAGATAAAACATAATCAATAGCTATTTGCTCATCTATTTTTCCTGTTTTTATTCCTTCTTCTGTTTTTTGTATTATTCTTAAAGCATTTACTAATTCACCTATTGAATAATATCCTGTTTTATCTTTATTAAAATATACTTCATTACTTTTTAATCCTGTCGTCTTACATATATCATTTGATTTACAACTCTGTATCAATAAAATGATTTTAAAATTATTATATAACAAACTCAATAGCTTTATATTGCTTTCCCCAATTTGTTTTAATTGTTTTTGTAATTCATATACTTGTTTTATATCTCGTGTTATTACTTTTTCTATAAATGTAAATGTAATATCTGATATTTCTTTATGAAAGGCTCCTTGTTTTTCTAATTCTTTAAAGAAATAATCTGCATTGTTTTCATTATCCCAACTATCTGGAAAATAATGATTTAACTTATCTAATTCCATTAATATTCTGTTATAGTCACTATTGCAGATATCTATAAGTTTCTTACAATTATAATTACCTAATCCATTATTCTTCTGAATATACTTTGTTAATACTTCATCTGATAATTTAT